TGTTCGTCTTGAGATTCACGAGAACAAAAAGATAACGCCAACCGAAGCCGATACGGTAGACAAGACAATTCAGTTGGCATGTGATCAGTTATGGAAGGCTGCAAAATCTATCATATCGGATCCGGCAGTGATGTTGACTTGGCCCTACGGTCCTGGTCTCAATCCGACCATGCCAGCTCAAGTACGTGATAATTTCGACAAAGGTGAAGAGCGACGTCAGCGTACATACAAAGAAAGAACACAAAATAGACCAGACACTCCAGGGTACCTGGAATACCAACGGATTATGAACTCCAATTCACCTGAGCAAGTGCTTGCTGATGCTCATAAGAAGTGGAAAGAGCAAAATCTACAGCCTACTTTTGAGGAATATGAAAAAGCTTTCCCTGAGTATGCCGATAACGAAGAATAATACAAAGGACTTCAAATGAAAATCTCTGAACACTTAAAAGCCTTCGCTGCGGCACTAGAAAGCGAAAATAACGAAGCATTGATGCTTGCGGAACACGACGACCTTGCTACCGAGATCGTCGCGCACGCGCTCGTACAGGCAGCAGACATTCTACGCCAGGCTGCGGCCGAGGCGGAGGTCATCGAGCCGTTTATTGTGCTGACGCCTGAAAAAGTAGATGAACTTGGAGTCATTGCCGAAGAGTTTGACTCTTCTGGCGACGATTTTTTGCAGAAACAAGCCTCTGTGCTTGATGAACTTCTCCTAAGCATTGCGGCACCTAAGAATGCCAGGGCAGAGGCCGATGCGCACATGGAGAGCAGAATAGATGAGCTTCGTAAGAAGTACCAGGGTGTCAAAGAAGACTTAAACAAGTCAGAAAAGACAGCGGATAACTTAAAGGCTATTCAGAAAAGTCCGTACTACAAGGACTATCGTATTCTAGAGGCGCCGTTGAACACACGTTACTGCCCAGACCATCCGGGCGTCCAGATCGCTAGAGTTGGCGAACATGAATATCAGTGTTCACTCGACAAAAAGAAGTACAATTGGGAAGCAGGGTTCAAACTGATGACCGGCGAACATGTGCCGGGCGGATCGGTGGCTGAACAGACACAAATCCCTCACAATGAGCCACATGCCATCTTCGATACACGTGATTCACGTCTAGGTAATTTCTTCGAGAAGGGGCATCAGTAAAAACGGCACAAGTGCCACCAGTACAAACAAAAGATTCTTTTCCAACAAAAGAACATCCGCATAAGCAAGTCAGACCCCAGATGGAGTATACTACTGACCAATCTATTGATGCATCATATATGGCTGGGAATATACAAGAGTTATTCAACAGTCTTCGACTTAAAGGAAAGTATGGCGTCCAAGGTTTGATTTTCGATCCAAAGAGTGGCGTTCTTAGTATGAATGTTTATTGGACACCGTCACTAACAGATGGCATGCATGTATCTCCTTCACCAGAATCAAAAGAGTTCGATGGAGTTATTTTACCAGCATTGAATAAGTTTTTGGTTGGCAAACCTATTCGTGCAGAAGAGTTGCGTTCTGTTGAGCATACAATAAAACAAGTAAGCGCGTCACACACGGAGCGGGACTAAGTTATATCTAATGTATGAGGAAACTGACCAAATCAGAGTTTTTAGATAGATGCAGGTTGGTTCACTGTTGCACATATGACTATTCGGAATGTGGTTACGTAAACCTAAGTTCGAAGATAACCGTTCGATGTAATGTGTGTGAACACATGTTCACACAGTTAGCAAATAATCATATGCGAGGTCAGGGCTGTCCGACATGTGGTAACGTTGCCAAAGCCGAATCAAAACGCAAACGCATTAGCGAATTTGTGGTAGATGCTATCCAGGTGCATGGACAGCTATACGATTACGCAGGTGTAGTCTACAAAAACAAAGACACCAAGATCTCGATTTTATGTAAACGCTGTAATGTTGCGTTTAGTCAGACTCCAGGCAACCACCTTGCAGGTAATGGTTGCCCTCGTTGTTTAAAGCGTATTTCTAAGCAAGAGACGGAATGGTTAGACGGACTCGGTGTAGATGTTGCACATCGGCAGACGCTAGTAAAAGTCCTCTATCATAATTACAAAGTGGATGGGTACAAGCCAGAAACAAATACCGTGTATGAGTTTTACGGTGATTATTGGCATGGCAACCCAATTCGATTTAATAAAAACGATTTCAATCAAAGGAGTAAGAAAACATTCGGCGAATTGTATCAACAGACGCTTCAGCGCGAGGAATTGATAAAGAAGGCTGGATATAACTTGATAAGTATATGGGAAACTGACTATGAACAAAACTGCAATTAAAAAATTCTTGGACCACCCCGATAAGGATATGATTATTGCGAAACTAATCCAGGGCTCGACCCCGGAGGACGTTCACGTATGGTTAGAAAGTAAATACACTACTCCAAGCGAATCCAGATTTGTGATTTCGCTAGAGTTCCTTAAGACATTTGCAAACACGCATCTGGATTTCTATGTCCAGATGCGTGAAGACATTTTAAAGGTCAAAAGTCCCGATAACGACATTGATAAAGCGCTCAGTGCGACGGTTCGTGGAAATAAAAAGTACAAAGAACGACTGGCGGAGCTGGTAGGTTCGGAGTTGTCTACGAGAGACAAAGTTAACAATTGTTTAGCAATGATCGAAATGCGTGTTGAACAGGTTTTCGACAAGATCCAAGATGATCCGGCTGAATTCCAAGATGACCATACGCTTTTCAAGTATCTTACGCTGCTGATGGATTCATTGGATAAAGCAAACAAGATAAATAACGGTGCGCCTGATCAAGTCATCCAGCATAATCATACGTTGCAAGTTGCTGATAAACAAATTGGCCTGATCATTGAAACGGTAAAGGATGTTCTGTCAATGATCGATTACGAGGCGTCGTTGTACTTCGTTGAGCAGTACACTAAACGTATCGGATCGTTAGATTTTCAAGCCAACGTTCCGGTACCGACTGAAGTCAGATTAGCTGAGGCTAAGTTTTTAACCCAAACAGTTGGAGACAAGCTGAAATAGCCAATAATTCAGTATTTACTCAGATGAAACAGGCATACCCTAACTATGATGACTATATTGCCCATAAGCCACCTCGGAATACTGAGAAGTGGATGGAAGCGTTTCGTCAAATCAAAGCCCGATGTAATTTCGGCGTTCCATTTCAACAAGCATTCAAAACGATAACGCGCGATTGGCATGAAGACGACCAACTCGACTTTTCGTATTGGATCAAGTTCTACGAAGAGAAGAACCATATGAAATACAAGCAAGCACAGTACGGCTATCAGGGTTACTTCCTTCCAACACGCCCAACAATTCCGGATCCGGTCCCATCACCTGGCGCGGCGATCCCTGTTGGTAACACGGCTGATGTTAACTCGGCAAAAGACCAGGTTATATCGGAAGAAGAACGTAAAAAGAAGATTGAGCTTCACCGCAAGAAGATCATCGGACGCCTCCACTCGGCTCGTAAACTACTTACCGATGACAACGGCAAAGCTGTTGGCGGAGAGCACTGGGAGAAGCTTCTCGACGCTCTGAATGAGCTCGAAAAACAGTTTCATCAAGTAAACAAGAAGACCGAATCGAGTGAAATCTATCAGGACATGATTATTCGTCGCGCGAACATTCTGAAACGCGCCGGATTGGTTAAATCACATGATTTCTTAGTGAAGATTGCACAAGGATTGCCTGGTCACGGTGATCTATCGTCTGATGCATACACTTCCGGCACACATGGTGGCGAACTTGGAAATATCAGTCCGAACTTTTTCGCAGATGACATGGAAGACGATGATGAAGATTCGGATGACGTCGATGATGAAGATGAGAACGATGCGGCACCAATACCGCAGGGTTCTGCTGCGCCAGCGGTTCCGCCTGCGCCTCAAGCTGCGGGCGCTCCGAACTCTGCTCCTGCTCCGACCCCTCCTGTGGGGGCATCCCCGCTTGCTGGGGATCCGAACAAGGGGATGAAGGAGTTTCTGGACGGACTAAACGGGTTCGGACCAGACGACGATGATGACTCAGCCGAAGACGAGGAAGTTCAGATTGATACCGCGAAAGCAGATGTCTTGGAAGTCGAAGATACGATGGATATTGATGACTCCCATCTTGGAATTGATAACCATGGCTATCGTGTATCTCAGGCGCAGATGGCAGAGCCACCGTTGGCAAAGGCTCCGACAAACCTTGGTCCGAAACCTCCCGGACTACCCAAACCACTTGGGGAACCAAAGCCTGTCATTTCTGGTCCGAAGCCGATGGATAAGCCGGTCGCGAAACCAGGTTCGGACATCGAAGTTTCCGAGAAAGATACGGGTCCGGAGCACAAGGATTTTGATGCGCTCATCGATGCGGCGTTTGCTACGTTGAAGGTGGCCGATATTGTTCGCCAGCTTGACGATTTGAGTCGTATCTTCAAGAATCGTGAGATTGCTCGTCGATTGTCAATCGTTGATATGATGATGGACAAACTTGGGCTATCCAGCTTCTTCCCATCGCTTGCCGAGGCTACTCGCTCGGCGCTTGAATCGAACCAGTACTGTTTGACACGTATTGAAGAGGTTCGTTCACGTATCGGTGGCGCTCTAGATGGCCAGGGGAAGTCACTCCATGACATGGGACAGCAGCACTCAATCAACAATCAGCCTAAAGAGACAGAACTCGATGCAGAAGAGAATCAGCCGGAGGGTGGCGAGTTGGCCGGTGTCAAACAACACCTAGGCGAGCAGATGAAGAAAGACAAGCTACGCAAGGAGCTTCGTAAGAACGTCGAGCAGACCAATTTGATGAACCAAGTTGAGAACAAGTCCAAGGCCCCGGCTGAAGTTGAGCCGATTGCAACCGAACTAGGGCCGATCACAAAGAAACAAGAGAAACCAATCGTTCCACCGACCGTGACACCAGGTGGACCGATGTCTCCGGCAGCTAAGTAAGTTGAAAACCGATGAAACTAACCGAAATACTGCAAACTTTGTATCAGATACATCGATCGTACAAGAACATATCGATGCCGTACATCTGTGGCGGTATTCCGCGCGATAAAGTAATCGGTGAATCAAAAGGCAAGTACCAAGATCTCGATATCACGACAGGTGATAAGTCGGTTCGGTTTTTAGCTGAAGAATTCGCCCATGCGATGGGTCAGAAGTTCAATATCAAGAAAAAAGTAGCTGATGACGGTCACGTTTCGGTTGATCTATCGAATTTGAAGATAGATTTCTCATCAAACAATGTTGACCCGAGTATCAATGCTATTTTGGCAAAGAAAGGCATTCATAATCCTACTGAGTTACAGCGGGAGATGTTTAGTCGTGATTTCACATGCAATGCGTTGCTCTTAAGCCTCGATTTGAAAACAATACTTGACCCGACCAAGCTTGGAATGAAGGACATTAAGGAAAGAATGGTTCGAACCTGTCTTGAGCCCGAGCTAACCCTAGGACGAGACGCAAAACGCATCGTACGAGCCATTTACATCGCGGCAAAGCTAGATTTTGATCTAGACCCGAAGATCATCAGTTGGATCAAGCAGCACTCAAAGCTGATTGTTGGCGCAAGCGACAGTTACATGGTTGAAAAGCTTGATAAGGCAATGGAATACAATCCGAAACGTACCGTTGCACTATTAAACGCTACGGACGTATGGAACTGGATACCTAGAATTGAAAGACTCGAAGGGTATCGAGGCAAAGTAAACGAAGGACAAGAAATTGTCGAAACTGGGGATTCGGATGATGGGGATCCGGGATTGGCCAGACCTGAATGGCCCGGATTAGGAGTACGAGCATGAAAGAGATTGTAAAACGCTGTTATATTTTCGAACTCTTGTGTAAAGAGTATGCAACTGGTAATCGTACGAAGTTAGCTCAGCTGTTCCAGAACTATGACTACGTGGATTGTCCATCCGGACCCGGAACGTCAGTTTACAAGGATATGACGGATGGGAAGACTGAATCAATACCGGAATGGCGCAAGAAGAACAAGAAGCGTCAAAAAGAGAACGAGAAGAAGATTACCGATACTCGTCCAGACAAGTTTAAGCCCAAGAAGGGCTAAACTCAACTAATATCCAGTTATACTAGATAGATTAGATTCTCAAGGAAAACCATGGCCCTCGCACCTACAAACAACAACCAGCCTCTTATCGTTACTGCACAAATCCTTCCTCAGGGCTCTAATATGGCCAAGGACAAGGAGGAAGACCCGGCGCATGTTCATCTTGACGATGACCTTGTCGTTTACGAAGGGGAAGAACCTCCGACAGAGGAGCAGGTTCTCGAAGTTCACGAAGAGCCAGAGGGGCACGCTCACAGCGGAGAACCACATGGCATGCAAGTCATGCCAATGGAAGAGATTCAGCTCGTGCTCCCACGGATCCCTGGAGCACCGAACGACGCTCAAGATGACTTGACCGTTTCGGATGCTGAAGTGGAGATTGATGAACACAAACAAGAGGAAAAGCATGACCCGTGGGATTATTCCAAGGCCGATAATTTCATGGCGTGGATTTCTGATCGATTCAATAACGTTCCGAAGCACAGTGGGAACGATATCGCTGGATGTGACCGTGCGCTTTCGTATCTCGACAACCTAAAATCCAAGACCCGTGAAGCCATGCGCAATGACTACAACGGTGCGATTGATGCAAATATGGTTGAAGAGGCAATGAAGCACATTAACAACGGCATCGGTGGCCTCACGGAGCGCCTCGAAACCCTTGAGGGTAAGAAGCGTACGAAGAAAAGAGCCTCGGGCCAGTCAGCACTCGTGAAAGAGGGCCAGAAGGCCACGCACGTCGGTGGAATCATTGTTACGGTTCCGATGTACATCAGCCGTATCGCTCGTATCTGCATTAACGGTTCTGTATCGGGCGGACATGATATCGAAGACCTTTTCGGCAGACTTGTTAAGAAGTATTCATTGACCGAACGTGATCAGGCCGAGACGATGCAGCTGTTGGCAGATATGGGTTACCCACTTCGTCGTGACCGTGGTTACATGATTGACGAAGATTTCGACAGTACATCGTCTGATAACATGGACTGGGCAGCAAACTACCCAGGCCAATAAGGAACGATATGAGTCGTGGTGGCAACAAAATCGTCACGCAGAGTGATATGTTCGCTAATGAACTAGAGCGGACATTCGCTAAGAATTTGCACAAAGAGAACGTTCAATCGAGACGTCAGTACGAAGCTGTACCGATCGATCGAATCAACGAAATCATTGGAAACAAGTCTCGCTATACCTCGGTGGAGGAAGCTGTATCGGATATGCGTTCGCGCACCGGGTTAGCCACGTATTTGAAGATGACCGAGGCCGAGCGCCGGGATCTAGCCAAAACAGCTCAGTTCGCAACCGAACCACCGATGATGTCTGGCTCCGGTATTGTGCCGAGCGACGAAGCTCAACTCACAACTGAACCATCTATCGAGGTCGAACTCGGTGATGATGAAGAGTCGAATAAAAAGATGCCAAAGCTCTGTCAAGAGCATCCGATTATCGATAGCACGATCAAAAACTTCATTGAAGATCGCCATGGCAACGTCCATGTTCACGCCGTGCTTGATCACATTCGTCGATTGTTCCAGCAAGAGAATATACCATCGGATGAATGGGAAGACCGAAATCTCCGTACCTACATTAACAGCCTAATTACAGCTGAAAAAGTCAATTCTCACACGGGTGACTCTGACTATGCAGGGTACGATACGCTTGGACGACTTGACCAATCGGATCAAGATCAAAGCCAAAAAGAAGATGCTTTTGCTATCTTGACTCCGGCCAAAGATACATAATTCAGCTAATTTCAGCCATTCTCGTTATATTCTAGAGTATGTCTGATGAATTATTTGCACAACTTAAGTCTTCACTTTTAAGTTTAGACCCAATTTATTACGTCGAAAAGTATCTTACACTCGACGGTAAACCGTTTACTTTGCGAGGCGGTTACAAGCCGTTCTCCGATATCTATCGCTACATTGCGATCAAGGCTTTGGAGAAAGATTCGAAGCCAGTTATCATCGTAAAAGGGCGCCAGGTTGGTGCCACGACGATGGCATCAGCCTTGGAGATGTACTTCATGGGGTGTGGGTTATTTGGTAACTCCAGTAACCCTCCGATGCGTATCATCCATGCATTCCCGCAGTTGGATCTAGCTTACGCTTACTCTAAAACCAAGCTCAACCCGATGATCACGAACGCTGTGTCGTTCGATCAGGCGAAGAAGGGGCAGAAGCCTCGGTCCTATATGCAAGGCCTACTGGATCAAACGAGCGGACGAAATGATTCGTTGAATTTCAAACAGTTCGTTGGCGGCAATCATATCTGGATCGAATCAACGGGTGAAACGGCTGACAGACTTCGTGGTCGATCAGCCGATGTTATTTTCTTCGATGAAGTACAAGATATCCCTGGTCTCGCCATAGGTAACGCGACCAAGATGTTGGCGAAAGCTAACTATGGAAAACTAGGTGACGGTGTTCAGATATTCTTCGGTACACCGAAGCAGCGCGGTAGCGAGTTCTTCGAGATGTGGAACCAATCGTCACAGCAATATTTTAATTTACATTGTTCTGGTTGCAATCGGTTCTTCCCGCTCTATACCCCCGGCACGGATGACTGGGAGAAGACGTGGCTTCACGGTTTTACCGTCAAGTGCCCACATTGCAATCACGAACAAGATAAACGTGATGCCGCCGAAACTGGCAAGTGGGTAGCGTTGAAGAACCCGGACGATTGTCCGTTCATCGGTTTCCACATGAGCCAGTTGTTCATTCCGGAATTCAACAAAGAGAAGATTGTATCAGAAAAGCCAGGAAACTCACCGATCAATACAGAACGAGCCTACCAGAACGAGGTATTGGGAGAGTTCTTCTCGGGTGAGTCCGGTATCATGACTCCGGATGATGTCCGTGAGAAATGCGGAGATGTTGGGCGTCGTTTCCGGGCACATATTCCACCGGGTGCCGAGCAAGCTGTGTTCATGGGTATCGACATCGGGGCCAAATCGGACATGGAGCAGCTCGCAGAGAACTCGAAGCTGAAAGGAGTTGGTCAGAGCTATAGCTGCGTCGTGATCATGTCGCTGTCCGGTCCAAAACGCCTGCAAATCGAGTTTGCAGCGAAGTTCAAGCGTAACGACTTCGCTAGTAAGAAGGCGTTCATAGACCATTTGATGCGGATTTACAGTGTGAACGTGGCAGTATGCGATATCGGGTACTCAAACGACTTCTGCGAGATAATGCAGAACGAGTATGGAGACAAGTTTTTGGCATCGAACGCGCTCCCAAGAATTATGGACAAGGTAAAGTTCCAGAAGGACATCTTTCCAAAGATGATTCAGTTCGAGCGCGACTTTTCTATTGGTGAAATGTACGAGCAAATGAAGAAAGGCCATGTACGGTTTCCTTACGGCGACTATGAGAAGGTGAATTGGCTCGTACAGCACTGTACTAGCATGGAGATTAAACCAAGCGTTAATCGTTCTGGAGATATGTCGCCGCACTATGTGAAGGGAGCGACTCCTAATGACGGTTTCATGGCTATGTTGAACGGGTACCTGGCTTACAAGTTCTATCTAACACAAGGGTTCACTGTAAAAAATCCGCTACTCTTCAATAACCCGTTTGACAAGAGAAAACACGGTAATTTGCCAATTACGCTTGGCACAGTTCCAAGAATGAGATAATGCTCGCCATATTATCGGATTCTTATGAGGATTGATGTTGATGACTAAGCCAATATATTTACTAGTGGCGTATTTTGAAATACGTGCTCGTGCTGTGTTAAGAAAGTTCGCGGCCTCCAATCAATATGATCGTTCGAAGGTTATGGAACTTGCTACCGATGTAGCGGATTTTCTAGAGAAAGATCTTATATCTTCCAAGGATGAAGACGACCAACAGTATATTATTCCGTTGATTAATACATACAACACGGCTATGGATTACATCAAGCGACTATTTGTAATGATCGATTCCGCCCAGCAAAAGACGAAAAATAAAGACCAAAACAAGAGCGATATTGTACGATTGTGGGTCGGAGCAGAGACGACGCATTCAACCATTGCGACATTGTTGTCGCAAGTATTAGCGTTAGTTGATAGTACGAATGCAGAAGATCGATCTATCTTGTTTGATAGCCAAAACCGTGATGTAGGCCACGCTGTTTCTAGCATGGTAATGATGTTGCGTGGCCTGGTAACGTCCGAGTACGAGAAGAGCGGAGCCAAGGTTGCCAACACCAATTTGCGCCGTTTCAACCCGGAACTATATCGCGATATTGATCAAAAAGAGAAGTTCGAGATGGTGGAGGATGCGGAGGAAGAGGAAGCTCCAGGTTCATTCGAATCACTTCCATCATCGGAAGAGTCCGAACCAGATGAAGAGCCCGATCAGTTGGAACCAACGCTCGAACCAGTCGAACCAGATGCGGGCGAAGAACCCGACCCTGATGCTGAACCGGTCGAGCCGGGAGAAGAGCCGGATGAACTTGGTGAAGAGCCGGAAGAGCGCGAGCAATCTGACTTCGAGTCCGAGGTAGAAACCGGCACAGGCAAACAGCGCGGTAAAAACTTAAAGTACACGATTCTAACTCCGGAAGAAAGAGAAGAAATTCGTCGTGACTTGATGGATCAATATTTTGCAAGAACGAAAGATCCAAATTTCGTAGTGAATTGGAACAACCGGTACAAAGAGCTTTACAGCCGAGTAAAGAAGGACCTCGATAAAGCAAAGCAGCAGATGCAAGTCGATCCATTTGCCCGGGTAGACGTACCGGACTGGATTCAGAAGAAACATAGTCCAGAACGCCGGATGGATAATGCGAAGCGTGAAACAGGGTACCAAGAAGCTTACAAGCGCATGAAGCACATGTCTCCTGAACAGATTAATGCGTTCAGGTCCACAGAGAATGAGGAAGCTTATAAAGCGCTACTCCATTTCTACATGCCGGAAGAGAAACTTGAGTATTTCCGTGAGAAAAAGCCGCGCCTTTACGAAGAAATTGTACGTAATCGCGTTCAGATCCAGCGGTACAAAGATACTGACCCTGAGAAGTTTGCCAGAATGAAAGACATGGCAGACAAATGGATGGCTAGTGTATGGCAAAAGAAATACGATACGCAAAAGAAACGTAGACAACAGGCTAAATCACCTGGCGCTTTGCAAGAGCAACCTGTGTCTGTGCAGGAACTTGCGCCGGAGCCGAAACCCGTGCCCGTCCCTGCACCGGTACAAAAACAACCTTCACAACCGCAATCTGCGCCAAAGACCAATGCAGAACAGCGAATTGAAGAGTTACTTAGACAGAAGCTTGAGCAGCTTAAGCAAAGAGCCACTTAGTTTCGGTATATATTAATGGAACAAAATGGTTAACCCTAGAAACCCAAGAATACCTAATAGAAATCTGCCACCGATCATATCGAGTCATGTGGCACGCAATGTTTCTCAATATCGACGTGCTGCTCTTGAAGAAGAGGTAAACAAAGGCATCTATCGAGATGGCTCCGGTCCCGTTGCACGAGATGAAGAGCCTAGTGCCGGTGGTTACGCAACGTATTCGGTTGGTAAACAGCCGATGTCGAAGTACGCCAACCTTTCCAGTACACTAGGAACAAACACCTCGGCTCAATGGCAAGGTGGTATGGGAGACACGGTACGTCAGGCGCCGGAGGTCTATTCTCCTCTTTGGCTAAACTCGAACCTAAACCTTCCTCGTGATCGAGCGACGATCAATGCGTGGTGTCGCAGCTTCTATGCGTTGAACCCGTTCGTGAACAACGCAATCAATCTACATAGCACGTATCCGATCAGTAAGATGACGATTCGTTGTCCTGATAAACGTGTTGAAAAGTTCTTCAATGAGATGATTGATGAAATCGACTTGATGAACGTCTGCGTTCAGATTGCTCAGGAGTTCTGGCTGCTAGGGGAGTCATTTATCTATGCTGAATTGGATGAGCGCAATCTTCGTTGGAGTCGTCTCCGTATTCAGAACCCGGATTATGTTGTTGTCAGTCCTTCGGTTATATCAAGTGAACCGATTATCATGCTCAGGCCTGATGCCAACCTCCGTCGTATCGTGTTTTCGCAGAAACCATCTGATCTTGAACAAAAGAAACAGCTCGGGCCGCACATTATTGAGTACGTCAAGCGTGGCCAGAACATTCCGCTTGACAATTTTTATGTAAGCCATCTTGCACGACGTATCTCGCCGTACGAGTCACGTGGAACCGGACTACCGGTCGCGTTTTTTCGTCAGTTGATGCTCTTTGACAAGCTCCGTGAGTCAAAGTTCGCTCAGGCAGACAATATGATCAACCCACTCACGTTGGTGAAGGTCGGATCACCTGAGTTCAAACCAAGTCCGCAGCAAATCGATTCGTATCGTGAGATTTTCGAAGCAGCACAGTACGACAAAGACTTCAAGATCTTCACAAACGATGCCGTAACGGTTGAGCGTATCGGTTCGGGTCAGGGTATCTATGATATCTCTGGTGACATCACGCAACTGATTAAAGAAATCTGGATCGGATTGATGGTACCATCTGTATTGATGGATGGTGGTCAGGATACGACCTATGCCAACGGCGGTGTAGCGTTGGACGTACTTCGTCAACGTTACATGCAGTTCCGTAACATGCTCTCAACGTGGTTGCGTCGCAAGATTTTCGCACCGATCTCGAAGTTGAACGAATTCTATGTGTTCCACGAGAAGCAGAAGCATTTGATCATTCCGGAGATTGACTGGAATCACATGTCGCTCTTCGATGCCGGTGACTATATTCAGAACCTTGTTCATTTGACAGATGACGTAAAGAACAAGCGCGTATCAAACCAGACACTCTATCGTTCGCTCGGACTAGAGTTCGAGGAAGAGGTTCGTAAGATGCGCAAGGAAGATGTGCAGGACGCGATTCGCAAAAAGGAGCAAGTGAGCTTGCAAAAGATGCCGCTCAACGAGCTTCGCACTCTTGGCGATGAGGATGAGATCCCAGAGACCGCCGAAGCTCCGTTGCCTGGTGAAACGCCAGGTGGTGATGACGACGGTGGTGGAGGCGGTGGTGACTTGCCAGGTGCCGGTGGTGGCGGCGGTATGCCGGATCTTGGTGCTCCTCCGGGTGGCGGACCGCCCGGTCCTCCCGGGGCGCCTCCAGGTGGCCCTCCGGGTGGAGAAGCTGGCGCAGGCGCAGCTCCACCTCCACCTCCGCCGAAATAAACAGGAATACAATGCCGAGGAAAAGAGCCATAACCTTTGATTATTTTGTCATAGATAGGAAAGGTAATGATGGAGTCACCATGTCAATCGATAAATTAGCACAACGTAAACGCATAAGAGACAAGGCTAGAGAATTTTTCGAGCCTTCAAATAAAAAGCTACAGAAGCAGCTATCCGACGCAGAGAAGGCAGAACGTAGAAAAAAGATTGATCCTTCTTATGATGTAACGCCCGATACTTTGGCAGAGCACGATGTTGACTTTGCTAAGTATTTGCTGTTGCTTCGTAAACAGGATGATCTAGCCCGATCGATTTTATTGGGTAAGACCGGTAAGTACAAAGGCACATCCGTTCGTACGATGATCAATCTAGCTGCTAAGTTAGCTGCTGGTAAAGATTATGTTGCGGCAGCCGGGCAGCTATCTCGATTCTATTCTACATTGAAGACCGTTCTAACAGAACTTGACACGGTAGATAAGACATTGATTACTGGCAAGAACCGAACCATGGTTGGTCCGATGTCGAAAGACCTTGGTAAAGACATTCTTGATTACTACGAGAGTATCAAGGGCGCTGGTTCGAAAACTTTTGGTTTTGAAAAGCAGGCGTCTGTGTTCGATTGGTTCAAGGACCAGTTCTACTATCGTCGTCGTGCGGTGAAGTACCTTGAGAATAACTATCCTGACGTTGTATCGTTTAAACGAGATCTTGAGTTTCAGATCGAGCACGCAAACGAAGTGTTGACAACAGTAGTTGACCATTTTAATAGCTTGTCTGAAGCACGTTCAACGAGTGACACGAATGGTTATCAAGCTATTCTTAATATTCTAAAGCAGGATATCAGCACAGCACAACAGGCATACAACAAGTTCTTCATAAAAGAAGTTGGGCCGTATACTGTGTGGTTGAAAGAGAACCTGGATAAAATCAGTCCAGCACAAGAAGAGAAACTCCCAGAGGAACCTGCCGCGGCGCCCGGAGCCGAGCCCGCTGCTGAACAGGCTATTGTGAAGACAGATGAACCAGCCGGTACCGGTACCGGTACCGGTACAGAACCACAGGGCGGTTATTACGATATCACGTCTGTTCCGGACCCAAGCGAAGCAAGACCAAAAATGCCAACCAATGTACACCAGATGGTGATGCGACCTTCATTGCCAGCAATGATTGATCTAGAGAAGGAAGTTCCGCCAGCAGACAAGCCAGCGGACAAATCTAAGATCAAAGCGGGTCCACGACCAGTTGCTCCAGGCGGAAAAGAAGAGAAGAAGTCACCACCGGGTGGACCAGTGAGTCCACTGAGTGGACAGGCTCTTCCAACGAAGCCACCGGGACAGCGTACGGCTTCTCATGAGGACTTCATTACGAAGATAGCCAGTATGGATGATGATGACATGCAGGCCATTGGGCATGCAATCCTTGAATACTCTCAGGAGTTACAGGATCAGGATCCGATTGCAAGTATCAAGCTAATGGCTGTTGCCGAAGCGCTTCTATAAGAAGAAACAGGATGATATATGGATCCACAATTCAGACGGTTGACTTATGAGCTATACGCTGCCGAGCAGACAGGTGACCTAACTAAGGTTGCTGGTCCGGTTTCGGGATTGAAGCGGCTCGTTCGTCGATTACTGAATTCGTTCTTCAGTCAAGAAGCGCGCAATTTTCAAACAAGTAACTATGAACTAAAGTCATCATTACAGAAACTATATCGCTCATTCAAACGTTTAGAAAATGCGATCGATGATTACGATCTTTCTACGTATAAATTGGCATTAGTGGACGTTAAAGAACAGATCGGCCAACTTGTTGAGCTGACTGGGAGACTTGATAACAAGATCTCTGACGTAGAAAACAAGACTAACGATGCTATTGAATCAAAAGTACAAACGAATCCCTCGGCTCCCGCAGCCGAGCAGCCAGCCGGTTCGGACGAACCCGCCGTTGCGCCAGAAGCGCGACCGGTCACGCCCGAAGATTCTACTAACCAAGTAACGAACACGGAAACTTCCGAGTCCGCTCCTGCTTCGGAAGAAGCTGATGGATTCGTGTATCCATCGAAGCAGGATATCATCGATAACCGTAAGAAGCGGATGTCTGATGTACCATTTCTGCGTGGAAACGTTACGCCAAAAGCGGGATTGATCACACGGTTCACCAAAGAAATTGGACCATTGCTCAAGTCTAAAGAACGTCCCGATGACGATTCGAGACAGATATTGCTCGATGCAACGCAAGAGATGTTCAAACATCCGATTTTTTCAATGGCTACGACGAAGCTGGGTAAAGTCGAACTGATGGTTCGGTTCACAATGCCTTCACCGTTGCTAATCAAACCAGCCGATCTGACCGCACATCTCATTTTGCAGCCTGGAGGCGATCTGACATTGACCTACATCAAACCGTTGAACAAAATGGCTGCGATGAACGATGAATTAATCAAGACAGCTGAGTTGAACCCAGAATTTTGGAAGGCGTTCGCTGATATGTGTCAACGAATCGGAGTCAGACCCGAGATCTTGATCCCAACCATGTTGATCGAGTCGAACCTGACTCCATCGGCAGGTTCGTTGGCATCCGGATTGATCCAGATGATGCCCGATACATTGAAGGACAACGGTTGGAAAGGTAGTCCGAAGGAATTTCGTCAGCTTTCCGGCACGCAGCAGATCCCGTACATCGAGAGCTACGTCAAATCACACCTTGGTAATGTTCATGGTACGTTCCGTAGTCCGACACAGTACTATCTTGCCAATTTTTGGCCCGATGCATTCAATTATGCATCGTACTTCAATAAGTATCGCGGAACGAAGGATGAACACGGTGTGCCGTTCTGGCCTGTGAATTGGGAATTTCACGATCCGAAAGCAGAAGATCCACAAGCAGTTATTGTAGAACAGAATCCTAAGTTTAGGAAGGCTCCAGGATGGACTCTTGGGTATGAAAGGGCATCCTATAAGGAGAACGGTCCTGTTCTTGATGTGAGCAAGGATGGGATCATAACATACGGCGATTTGGAAAAGGTAATTGAACATCAAATGAGCAGAACGGCATACCAACAAGCACTCGGAGCATTACGTCAGGCTGCTGACTACGTTCCATCGACGCAACCGACCCAGGCCCCAACTGGTGAAGCGGCGGCTCAGCCAATGGCAGAAAAAGTAGACTACAAAAAGAAGCTGGAAGAGGAAGCGCAGACTCTTGCCAATGCATTCTTTGGCAATTTCGACGTGAAAAACGTTCAAGATTTTGTCCAGAAAATCGAGCATATGTTTGACTCGGTCCAGGCTCCGGAGGTCGCACCTCTATCGGCTACTGCTGGAACGGTCAACGCTATTGAGATCTTTGGTTACGATGAAGCGAACAATTTAGAGTTTGCAAAGACTGTTTCACGTCATTTCAACAAGATTTTCACAACGGGCAACGAGATCAAAATCAAAGGAACCCGTTACTGTGTTGTGTTCGAGCCGAACGTCGAACATGATCGTAATCAGATTCTTGATGTATGTGGTGAGGTCGCAGAAGAACTAGAACACCTCACCAAAAACAAAGTTCGCTACTATCTTTCGACCAATAAGACTTCATCTTATCAACCAGTTGATTATGACCGGGTAGAAAAGCTATCACGTGCTTTCAGACTCAATTTGCTCAGGAAATAACATGCCTACTTATATTGAATCAGTTTTTGAGATCCTGAAAGATCAAATGGTTGAGGTGTACATCGGAGATACGTTCGAATCGATCTCGTACTCAGACAGCGGAAAGAACAACTATGCCGTATTGATCGGGAAGTTTGTCGATGCCAAAGGTGATTGTCTGGTGTTGGACTCGGTCCACCGTATTAGCAAGAAACTGGTCCATGGTAACCGGATATATGTAAACGGTTACAACATTTTCGCGATCGTGGCATTGGATGGTAATGGTTCGATTCGTGATGCCGTTATCAGTGCGGATGATTCACCATTCTTCCAGCCGCATGGAAAAATCAAGTAATGATCAAGACTGCCATCATCCGGAAACTTCCGAACGGGAGATACCAGGTGCAATCATACACCGGAAAGAACTTCGGAACCTTTTCGAGTCGTTCTAAGGCAGTCGAACGTCTAAAAGAAGTTGAGATTCGGAAGATCGCGACCGACTCTATCAACCTATCTGACGTCGGTGACCTATCGTACTCGGCGGTCATGCGTAAATTGCGTGCGTCAGGCAATGATGAATTGTTTGCGTTGTTCCGGGTCTTGTTCAAGTCTGTGTTCGACTCTGTGTTTCCAGCATTGAAAGGAAAAAGTGAAGAGAAAGCGCTTCGCACAACACTCGCTTTGTTGGGGAAGAAATTTAAGTTCGAAGGCATACCTGAGGGGGATGAGAGTTCGGTGGATGTGTTGGAAGACCCAGCGATTCCTAGGTTTTCTAAGGTTACCGACCAGCTTTATCGAGGAGGTGCTCCCGCTACTCCTGAGGACCTTATATACCTGAAGAAACTAGGTATCAAGAAGATTGTTAGTTTGGATTTGGACACGGCTAAGAAGATCGGTCCACTCGTGAAGAAGCTCGGAATGGTCCACGTGATAATTCCGATCATGGCTAAGAAGCAACAGTCGTTGCGTGGCTTGATGAAGATGAATTTCAAAGAGCTATTCGAAGAATCAGGTCCGACTTTTGTACATTGTTTGCATGGTAAGGATCGTACCGGGCTCGTGGTTGCGTTGTACCGGGTGTCGAAAGGTATGAGCCCGGAGGATGCGATTGCTGAAGCAGACAAGTTCGATTTTTGCTCCGGATTACCAAAGAAAGTACGTACGCTTTACGAGAAGATGATCCATGCGATAGCTGGTCAAGATTCGAATTCGGCGATGGAGATGCTGTGGCCCGATGCTGTGGCGGACTACAAGTTCGATACAAGCTACGAGCTTAACGACCCATCTTTCGGCGTCAGACTGTACGAAGCTAACGAAGTCAACCCGTACGGCATGGGTGATGCGTCATACGGTAGTCACTGGGATTTCGTAAATAGTTCGGCTAGTACTAGAAACCAAAATGGACAAGGAACCGATACTGACCCGAAAGCTGATATCATACCAAAAAAGGTACCAGGTGGTATAGAGCCTAATGAGGTTCCGCAAGTCGGAACATCCGATGGTGGAACTAACACGAACGGATTTGGTTGGGGAACCAGTGGTCCAATTGGAGGCGGCTTTGTCTAACATGCAAAAAAGATCATATCGAACACAAATGAACTACGACATCTCGGATGTCGAAAAAATGCAAGCTGAGAAAGCTATTACGGCGTTCAGCAAACTGATCAAGGTTATTGATGTATTCGCTGACCATCTTCAGAAGATGTTCATTCCATTCAAAGAGAACCAGGACATCACTCCGGAACAGATCTGGAAGTTTCGCCGGACGTTCCGCGATTATCGCGATCGTGCCGAGGAAAACCTAGATAACATGAAGGAAGCAGCTTTTCATTGTGCGCAGATCATGATGACATTCATGTCCGACACACAAGTTGAAAAGTTGATGAAGTCTTTCAACATGAGCATTGATGATGTATCGAAACAGTTTCGTATATTCAAGGACTATTTCAACAACTTGCAAGCGGACGATTTCAAAGATAACGCAGTCAAGACATTGGACACGATGAGCAAAGAGATCGACCAATTGAAAGAAATAGTGGACGAGCGTATTCAATCTTATTTGGAGACAGATATATTAGCTAAGAGCTGGGTCGATGAAGCGGGCGGTGACAACCATATTGAAGAGAAGGTTCCATACGACAGTAAACTCTTCGATGCCCAGCAGCAGGAACTTAGTAAGACGAAGTGAAATATAGGAATAATCGAGAATACATTTGACAAATTCGCATCTATTACGTCAAAATAGTGGAATAATCAGTTATAGATTTATAGGATTGTTGGAGAGTTAATGCCTTTTATCAAACGAGCAATTGTACCGATCGTAGTCGAAGACAAGGAAGAGGTCTTGGATTGGGGCAAGGGTAATGATGAAGAAGACGTTGACCTGATGACACATCGTCGTTTGGCCATGGCCAAGCTAGCTGTAAAGCAAACGAAACTTGTCAAGCCATCAGTGCAGCCAAGAGTTGCCCCGAAGGCCGATCCTAATTCGGAGAAGTAATGACCCTTTACAAGTTTGCTGAAATAGGTCAGGTTTTGGAATCAGATATTGAGTCACCCGAGAAGGTGCTTGCAGATCCAGAGCTTGAGAGTCGCATTAAGTCGTTAGCGACTGGTTTGAAGCGAATCGCTCCAAAGGGAGATGACTTTCTTTATTTCTCAGCTGTCATGATGCATGCAGCCGAGGCTTCAACGGTTGACCCGGAAGGTAAACCAAAGAAGACAGCCAGTGGTCTTCCGGTAACAGCTGGTTGGGCGACGAATGGCGAATCGCTTCGATGGGTATCTAATGATCCATCGGTCATGCCTTACAAGAATTCGAACGGTGACATCTTCCCAGAGGAAGAGTTACTTAAAGCTTACAAGAAGTGGGTCGGATGCCCACTCTGTATCGATCACAAGTCTGGATCAGTAGATCACATTCGTGGTGTAATCATCGATACATATTACGACCGCAAGGCCAAGCGCGTTATTGCGTTATGTGCGCTTGATAAAGTTTCGTTCCCTGAATTAGCAAGAAAAGTTTCTACAGGGTACGCTACATGTGTATCGATGGGTACGGCAGTGGGTCGTGCAATCTGTAGTGATTGTGGACGTGTTGCGCGTACGGAAGCGGACTTTTGTTCGCATATGACCAGCAAGTCATGTTACGGCGAGATTAACTTGGATCTAAAGCCACTAGAGCTATCGATCGTAGTTAACGGTGCCGATCCACAAGCTAAGATTCGTCATATTCTAGCATCTGCCAGGACTCTAAACAGTCAGGCCGATGCAGGGTTGAGCGAACTTAAGTCATTGACCGGCACATCAAGTGAAAAGGTCAACGAAATTAAACAACAGATTGTAAGTCATATTAAAGAAGGTCTGGACACTCTCATCCGAGAGTTTGATGGTCGAGACGAGGGCGAGGTTCAGGATTCCTCAAACTTTAGTAATAGTGGTTCATCGATAGTCGATGCAACCCAGGTTCCGTTGGATCAAGATCCAGCGGCGCTGAATAATCCTTACGCTTTGCGCGTTGCATCTACGAATTCTGAGAATAATGATGCATTAAAGAACCAGTTCCTATCACTAAAACGTGATATCGAGCATAAACTCGCAAAGATTGAAGAGGACTTTCGTAAATTGTCAAATCTAGGTGATGGGTCAAGGGAAACAACAATGGAAAAAAAGAGCTATTTTCAGGGTGCCGGTGGTGTGAACGAGCCAAGTCCAGGAACACCAAAGTACGAGAAGGATCCTCTAAACGAGAAGCTCCGTACTCACGGTGATAAACAAATGGAAGGCCAGATGGACACTGGTCCGGTCGAGGGTATGCACCCGGGACCGCAGTCAGCCGGTGAAAGCGAGGAGGCTCGTAAGAAGAGGCTTCTGCGCGCCGAGCTAGATCAGCGTAGTACGCGCCGTAAGGAAGCGATTGCCCGCGTCAAGGAAACCCTTGAGAAGCGTCGTGCATACTTCCAGGGTGCGGGTGGCGTAAACGAGCCCACACCAGGCAAAGAGAAGTATGATGTTGATCCTCTCAACGAGAAAACTCGTATGAAGGGTGACAAGCAGATGGAAGGCCAGCCTCCGTTCCCAGGAGTTGGCAGCACGACCGGTCTACACCCGTCGCCATCGTCTGCGGATCCAAAGGACGAGCTAAAGCGCAAGGAGCTTTTGCAGCGTGCAACGTTACGAGCGAAATTCATCAAGGCTGCTAAGCCATCAACTGGTGAAGTCGATCTCGGAGCGAGCCAGTGGCAGATTTTTGCGGATGACAAACTAGTTTTCGCGGCAACTGTTAATGAGTTGTCAAGTGGACGTGCAGATGTCCTCGGCGAGTCGATTGCAACGAAAGAGTTCGGAGCATCGATGTTGAAGAAGGTCAAGGCCGATGGTTTCGAAAGCGCCATTGCTATGTTCAAGAAGGCCGAGCCTCCAGTTGCACCAGCGGGTGGCGGAATGGATGCGGCACCGATGGGTGCGGCAGGACCGGCTCCTTCGCCAGCGGGCGAAATGGGCGGCGCACCGATGGGCGATCTTGCGACAGCGGACAAGGGCGGAGATGGCAAAGCCGGACCAGAGCAGATGGTCGAGAAGCTTGATGAAGCCATTACTAATCTTTCCGATGTAAAAGAAGAACTTAGTAATACGATTCCGACGATGGAAGGCGAAGCGCCGATGGCGCCGGGCGAGGGTATGCCAGCGGCGACAGCGACATTGTCGAGAATGCGTTTCGACATTCACAAGACGCTATTGTCCAGCATGCGCAAGACAGCTGATTTGGTTCAGAACCAGATCGACGAGCTTCACCTAGTGAAGGACTTGTACGATAACAAGGCTGTCACGGAAGAGAATCGTTCTTACATCGATACGTTGTCAACTGACACGATCTCTGATGCGAACCATGTTCTTGCCGATGCAACAGAATGTCTTGACGGATTTGTCCGTTATGCACGTGGAACCGAGTCACTTGAGGCGGTTGCGTCTCTCGAAGCACGGGGAGACGACGAAGGAAACCCAGCCGAGCAGCAAATTCTTGCTGAGCTAAAGGAGTTGGTCAATCTAGAAGAAGGCGAACACAAGGAGCATGCAATGGCAGCGGCCAGCGATAGTAACAATGGTAACACTGTGGCAGTGACAAAGGACCAGCTTGGTAGTTTGCCACAGGCTCCAGCAGATACGAAATTCGAACTCAAGAATACAGCGACGTTTGACTTGACGACACGCGAGGGACGTACGGCATACCGTGCGAAGCTTGCGACTGAGTCGATCAAATGGAATCCAATGTTGGCCGAGTTCCACAAGTACACGGACGACACGACTCAGCTCGACGTCAAGCCAGAGGGAGACCTTGGCAAGATCGAGAAGATCGAAGAGATCCACTCGAAGATGATGGATGTCGCCGAGGCGCCACCGAAGGTCCGCAAGGATGCAGAGGAAATCTTGAAGATGGTGAAAGCCGGAGCCATTACCCACGAGGAAGTTCCAAACCTCGTTGCTCATGGAGCGGATCCAGCGGCAGTCGCTTACTACATGCAGATGTGGAAGCCTGTTGACGGTGGATCGGAGTTCGCGAAGGGTCTTGTAAAGGAGCATGCTAAGGCTGCTGCTGAGAAAGAGATCTCGGACTACAAGGTAAAGGTTGCACGCGCATATGACATGGCCTACCAGATGGCAGACCGTGGAATGTGCGGAACGGAACCATCCGTTCTCGCGGCCCAGGTCGAGGAAATCCTCAGCTACAACGACGAGTCATTCAATAGTTTGAAGCGTATTGTTGCGATGGCTCCTTCACGTGCAATCAAGAAGGAAGCATCACGTGTTCCAATGATCGGAATGATCGGATCAGGTGACCCGATATCGGCTCAGCTCCCATCAGGAGAGCCAGACGATCTATATTCGAGTCTAACAAAGGCCTTCGCTGGTCGTAAGTACTAATCGGTCTAACCGTAGGTAACGACCCGACAATTTCACTAACTAGAGAGATAAAATGAAAAAGACGACCAGTTTTGAGTATCAGATTGCGGCCGATATGGACGCACTAATGAAGAGCAAAGATTTCGAATCAATGTTCTCAAAGACAGCCATGTTGCGTCAGGCAGAAGATGCCAATGAAGTTGATGACAACGACGCTCGCGCCAATCCTTTTAAAAAGAAGGAAAAGGACGACAACGACGCAAAAAAGGACAAAGAGGACAAGCACGACGCCAAAGGCTTCGGAGATCCTTATGATGTTCATGCAGCCAAGGGTTGTAAGAAAAAGGATATGGAAAAGGATCATGAATGTGATGATTCATGCAAAGCCGATGATCAAGCCAGCGCAGAAGATCTGATTGGTGGCTTCAATACGGCAATCGCAGTAGCACTTAACAGTCTCAGCAAAGTGTCTGAAGTGTTGGATGAGGCTGGTCTTGATAAGACAGCAGCACTTAGCTTAACGCTCGCACATAACATCCTAGTAGAGGCCAAGGCAAAGAAGCTTACCAAAGAGGAAGCTAAGAAGCTTAAGGATAAGCAGGACGCCAAAGATCAGAAGGCCAAAGAGAAAGCCAAGAAACTTAAGCAGGAAGAGGCTGATAAAGCCAAGGCCGATGATAAGGCTCGCAAAGAAAAAGAGAAAGCCAAGCTCGAAAAAGAGAAGGCTCAGAAGAAGTAACTCACATCCCTGCAACTTTGAATGGAGAGCCGGTTTCTATCACCGAAGCTCTCCATTCTCTTTAGAGGGGTTATATTTAGATTAGGAACCATATGAAAAACAAGATTTCTCTCGAAGATGAGTTGGCCAACTCAATGATGTCCAATCTCAATACTACATTCGGTCACGAAAAGCTTGACATAGAGAAGGAAGCCATGGAAGCGATTGATATGCTTCATTCGGCAGCCGATATCTTCGAGCGGGCCGGATATGGTGATGCGGCTGAGTACATTACATTGGTAATCTCTAAATTCGGATCGGGGCAGTAATGAATACGTTCAAAAAACCAGGCGCCTTCGCTGCTACATCCGTAGAAGATGAGATCTGTAACTCGATGAGTAAGTTGCTTACCAAGAACGCAACAGAAAACTTGCTCGAAACAACAAAGATATCGAGAGCGATTGATCTTGTTTCTACCGCAGCAGACAAACTGGATCGAATCAAGGCCTGGAAAGAAGCTGGTAAACTAACTAGATTCCTAGAGATCTTGGCTAGCCAGGATTGCGATTCGAAGCTGAAAAGTGAAATTGCGAATGAAGAGAAGGGTCTGCACGAGACCGGAACTCCGTTTCGTCGCAAGGATTACAAAGCGGAAGATCATAACAATTTCGAAGGTGCAGAAGCGAAGGACGATCTAGTTATTGATGAAAAAGATCTTGATAAGGTCGAATCAATGCTAAAAGACTTCGAGGATGAGCGATAATATCGGTATATATACGGTATGCTTAGAATTATTCAAACAGGAAACGCTCTACCATTCAGCTTTATAGTAGATCCATCAAGCGAGTTCGAACCGGGCATGATTGCTCAGCTAAACGTCTCGGGAAACACGGTTGTTTGTGGAGTTAGTGATGGTCGAGCGCCGATCGGCGTAATCGACGAGATCCGTACACGAGCGTTTACCGCTCCATCATGGAATGAGTTCGTGATTGTTCCGGCAACGGGCGTTCCGGGTCCGAACGGACAGCTTGTTACCCCAATCGATGTACTCGTGCCGCTCAAGAACCCGAACGTTATCCAATCAAGTTTTACGAGCAGTATCAGCTTGGTTTTGACAGCTCGGAACGGACTGGTGACATTTCCAGCCGGAACGCCGCTCAATTTCGATGCGATCGGCTCGGGACAACCGAATGCGATTCGAGCGGTTGTTAACTATCGTTACCAGATCCCAAATATCATTGGAGATGACTCGACAATCGGAGCTGGCCGTATCGCGGTATGGTTTCAGCGCTTTATCGGTGAAACGGACGTTTACGAGACGAACCAAGTCTATCCATTGAATGCGAACTTGTTTGTTAGTGAACTTGGTTTACTAACGACACGTCAAGTTACTCCGCATCATCCAGCCGTTGCGCTTTGTATTGCGCCACCGAGCCCGGTTAACGGAACTTTGCAGTATCTCTGGCTCTAATTATACAATTCGGATTAGGTCGATATATAGAATACGCTGTCCACTAGTTTAGTGGAGGCAACTATGCATTATCTATATAAAATCACAAATACAATAAATAGCAAAGTTTACATCGGACAGTCTAACAAAGATCAATATCGTTGGAGGCAACATTGTTATTTTGCTAAACATCCAGAAAAAACCGGACAGTATATTCATCGTGCCATGAATAAATATGGGGTTGATAGTTTTACTTTTGAAATAATTGCTACTTGTCAAACTCGTGAGGATGCCGATGAAACAGAAGCGGTGCTAATAACACAGTACGATACACGCAACCATGAGTTTGGTTATAACCTAAAAGCTGGGGGTCGCTCTTCGGCTCATTCTGAGTCTACAAAACAAAAATTACGTGAAGCAACATTGCGCCAAATAGAAGAACTCGGTCATCCGAGTCAAGGCAGAATACGTTCCGAAGAAGCTTGCAATAATATAAGTCAAGGAAAGATTAAAAATCCAACAGTTTATACCGATGAAATGCGCCAAAAGTTCTCAGAAGTATTTACCGGTCGTATTCAATCAGAAGAAACTGTGGGAAAACGTATTCAGTCAATCGCAGAGACAACCAAACAACGTCATGAGAAAGAAATTGCAGAAGGCAAGCGAAAGTGCCATGCGCCTGATTGTGATGTGGTTGGTGGAGGTCGGGATTATCTAAGATACCAAGGTGAACTATATTGCATGAAGCATGGACAGCGTCTAAAGCGCAACGGAACGCTCGAAACATTACCTCCACATCGCACGATCGGACAGGCACCGTCGAACAAACATGTATTCACCGATGAACAGATTAAACAAATCATGACAGATCCAAGAGGTGCCGGTAAGGTAGGTAAAGATTTTGGAGTAACTGAGAAGGTGATTCTTCGCATACGGCGTGAAAATGCCAAGTAACTTATCATAACTGCTATATTTGACGTATATAGGAAGACCCGGATCTATCAATATCGATTTTGTCCCCGAACGGAGCCCGTCTTATGACTTATAAGCACATTTCAGAAAGCCAGAGTGAGGTAATGCAGCAATTTACCAAACTCGCCAAAGAAAAGAATTTAATCAAAGAGGAATCCGGACTAGAACGAGCCGCGCGGAACCTATCCAGGGCACCACGTCATGTTAGTTTGGCTCCATCGGATAACCTAAACCAGGATATCCTTCGTTTGTGTTTCGGCTTACGTGTAAAGGGGCTCGTTGCCGAGGCAGAGCGTGTGGAAGAGAAGTTCCGCATGAACGTCAGGGCTCAGAACTATGTACGTATGTACGGTACGGACGGGGAGACCGGAGAAGCTCTGCTTGAATTCGCTCACCCTGCTGGTTCGGTCGAAATGGCTGAGGCTCATGACAAGCTTGGCGTCGTTGAAGACAAACTTGATCAACACAAAATGATCAAAGACGTCGTAGAGAAAGAACCGACCGGCAAACTAGCGTCGAAGACAATGGTATTGGCTGCATTGAAGACGATCTTGGCAGAGAAGGAGGAAATGCAGAAAACTGCTATCCCTTTTTTCGGCCCCGCAGCTGACAAAATCATGGGTCAGCTGGTAAAGGCCATTTACCAACTCACGAAGACCGTGCCGGATAAGAATCCTGGTGCGATCATGCAAGAAATCGAGAGAATGATTGCTAGTCGCACGGCCAAAGGCATTGCTCAGAAAGAAGCCGAAGAGCAAGTACTAAAAATGCTCGCGCAAAGGGGTGCTCCGCAAGTAGCGGACTGGTTCATTGCGAATAGTGGTGTGGCTGCCGCTACTACTCCGGCTGCTGCCGGTGCTGGGGCCGGTGCTGCCGCTGCCGGAGGTGGAGCTGCGGCCGGAGGGGGAGGAATTGGATCAACGATTGCTGCCATTGGTCTTGGGACATGGGCATTGGGGGCCGCGATCGGTGGCATTCTCGGTGGAGGGTCAACCCAATTACTAATGAACATGTGGTATTCGCAAGAGAAGATCCAAGCGGCCGGTAATGCCGTTGTAGCTGAAGCGGAAGATCTAAAAGAGGAATTCCAGAAGGACACAAGAGGTCAGGCTCCTGAGTTAGGCAACAATCCAAACAAAGAAGATCGTAGTCAGTGGTTTTATGTTGAGCAATTGAAGGCTCAACTGCCAGGGATCGCGGCGGCATGTAATCTTTCACCCAATTCTACTGCTCAGCAGCTAGTTGATGCAGCTGATAAGTGTCGTGAAGGTTGGAAACTAGCTAACTCGATTTATATGATTGTTGGGGAACATATTTCGCAACAGTATGGGAACGTTTTTCGTGGATGGGGCGCTTGGGGCGATGTAGAGAAAGCTACCCAGAATCTAATGAACGTTCTTAGCAAGAACCAGGATACGGCTCTTAAGTATCTAGGTGAAATTAAAGAAAAAGTCGGGCCGGGTCCGACCGGTGAAGCTGGAGCACAATCGAATACTACTAGTCCACTAGTTGGTTTCGCTGATTGGTTTACGAAGGAAATACTTCCAAAAGCGCCAGCTATTGCAGCAAAGAATGACTCAGCACTTACTGCGTGGTTTGAGCAAACCAAGGCATTTGTGGCAAAAATCAAAGCCGGGCAGGTTACCACGATGAATGGTGATCCGGAGGACAATAAAACAAAGATATTGGCGCTTTTAGCAAAGCGCGGGATTAAGTAATGTCTGTTTTTAGCGATAAACTAGTTCGAGAGCTGGTTACAATAGCACAGAAGGCTGCGCCAGCTAAGAAGCTTATGCCAAATCAGGACGTTGTCAAACAGCCTGATACAGATAACAGCGATTTGATCAATATGGACAATAGTGATCTGATTGGTCTTGAACAAAAACCAACTGGGCAACCGGCTCAACCGGCTCAACAAACACCAGCAGATAAAGAACGAGCGGATATGTATGCTGCAACCGGTGACCCGGAGTATGCTCCAAATTCGCCCGGAGCAGAACATCGTTCGCCACAAGAAGCGACTAATGTAATGAAGAATCCATCGGTAGTAAGCATGCAAAATGCTATTATCGAACTGGTAGATCTGCTTGAAAACCAAGCTGTTCAGAAGACACATGCTCTTGGCGTGTTGATGTCGGATGAAGGTAAGAAATACATCGAACAGATGCGCCATCTCGGCAGAAACGCAGGTCGCGGTGATGAGACGAAAGCCGATGGTATGTGGGAAGATAAAACCAATCGCTCACTAGGTTATGCTTCGCAGATTGGCTCGGCGATACTTAGATTGGCTGACCAATACAAGATCGACACTGGTAAGTTCAATTATCAAGAACTAAACAGTTTCGCCGTTCAGATTCCAAAGGATTGGAAAAAGGCGGACCTTCCGAAACTTGCTCCAGTGATGGAAAAGTATATTCGCGAGATCATGGATATGATCAACCGTTTCAATGCGGATCCGAATGCGAACCAAGCTGCTGGAACGGCTGCGGGTGGAACGGGTCAGGGGCAAGGACAACCAGCCCAACCGGCACAGCCCGGATCAGGTGAACCGGCTCAGCAGGGCGGTAACCAGGGCCAGAACCAGGGTCAAGGCGACGCATCTACTAAGATGACCGAAGCTGTTATCTCGGCTATCGGCGGAGCCCCGCTTGGGGATCCGTTGTATTTGGACCGAATCGAACAGTTCTTCAACCTCGTTGGAGGAGAAGGCGGATGGTTGGTCAAATACAACGATCAAATGGTGCAGAATCTAGCTGCTATTTACAATACGAAAGCCGCAACGAAGCCGGGTGAGTCCAATCCGGTAATTCAACGCAGACTTAACGAACTAAGCCAGACGGTCGGTGAAGCTCGCGACAAACTAGACCAGATTCGTAACACATGGGTCAAGAAGACTACGATCAATGCAGATGATGCCGGTGGCATGGGTGGTTCCAACCCTGCAACCGTTTTCAAAGAGCGAGTTATGAAGTCAGGCATGCAAGATGTTGATGGGCGTAACTGCGCAATCATGATTAACGAAGTATTAAGTTTGGTAATCCAAATATTGCAAGCATTGGGACTTACCAATACGATGATTTCGCAACAGCAGCAAATTGCAAACACTTGGACTGGGCGATTTAACAAGATAGCACAGTTACTATACTAACGCTGGTAATCAATGGCAATCATAGATAAACAATACCTAGAAGATACGATGATGATGGATCGGTACTTGATGCCTGATTCGTTGGCAGGACGTATCCGTTTACCTCTGCATAAGACTGCTGATCTGTCAGAGATGGTATCGTCATTTCTTGGAACCGTTGCTGGAGCGATCTCGCAGTTCGTAACAGATGAAATAGCGAAAGCCAAAGATGATTGGGTTGCGGCATTTGCTGAGTTGGCGTTTGAAGGCGTGATCGGTGTCTATGGAGGTTGGTTTATCACATTGGTTGATTTGATCGCCGAAATAGGCTTCAATGTAAAGCCGTTTGCAATTTTCAAAAGTATCAAGGACTCACTTGTTGAGAAATTGCGAGCTGGCGGGACGATTGATAGCAATACTGTCAAGACAGCTGTTGATCAACATCTTGGTGGTTCAAACGCAGATGATCATCAGATCCGTGAAGCCTGGGAACGTGTCGGTGTCGCGGCAACGATAATCAAACAAGCGGCATTAACAGCGCCAATTCAAAGTGGTATCAAATGGCTTGCTGAAGGACCGGGTAAAAGCATTATCGAAAAACTCATGGGTAAGAATCTTGCCAAAGGTTGGATTGGTCGCTTCTTTAAATGGTTGTTTCAGACTATTTTGGGCGCATGTTCGATGTTCGTGAAGCGCAAGCTGGTCCAGAAGACGTTTAGCGGAGATACCAAACCTGCTGCGGGGGAACCGGCTCAGCAATCAGCCATTCCGACACCACCAGCAGTACCGGCTTGGCTCAAGCCATCCGGGTTCGGCACGGAAAACCAGGACCCGCGTGCAATATGGGAGGAAGATGTTCCACTCAACACGATTGGTGACACGTTGGTTAATTGGGCGCTTCAGATCTATCCGCAGCTTGGACCGCAGCGTGGTCAGTTAGCTTCGTCACCGATGTTGAAAACCATTGTTAACGTAATCAAGAGCGAGAACTCAGAGAATCACTATCCATCCATCACATGGATGCCACATCAATTCGGCCAATACTCTGCTAACAGCAGAAAAGAGTTGGTTGATTTATTTGTTGGAGATGTTGCTAGTAAGATGCCGGAGCCAGAACAGCAGTCTACGCAACAACCAGCATTAAAGAAGGAATAACATGCGCGAACGTAGAAGCGAAGTATTTGAAGAGTATGCGAAGGTAGCTGAGAAGATGGGCCTCGTTGCTCCGGAGTCTCAGGTCAGGTTGCAGACTAAGACTGCTCAGAGAAACATGGGCGGGGCAACCAGCAAGACTCCAGGAGTGATCGACAACCCGAACAACGGTGCCGATTCATGGATGCGTTGGGACACTGGTGACATCAGTGCTCCGGAAGCATTCTATGGTGTTAAGCCGAACAAAGACATCGAAAATGGCCTGAAAAACATGATGGAACAGGCTCACCCTGAGTCAGTCGTCATTGCTCCGGCGTATGACCGCATCAACGGCTTGGTAGAGAACAACATCGAGCGTCAGAAGATCATTATCAACATACTAAGTCGTAACCCGACCGGTAACGCTAACTATCGTAAGCTTGCTCAGCGTGCATTGATGATGGAGCTTGTTCGTGTCGGTAATCATCTTGACAATACGAATGAAGAGGAGCTTCGGGCTCTTGCGGATTCGTGTATGCAGAGATTGGCCAATTTCGAAGACGAAGAGCTGACCGAACTATCAAAAGAACCATCTTATGAGGGTCGTGAGCTTATATCAGAGCTTACTCCAGAAGATGATGATTGGGATCCAGCTGGAGACCCTCTTGAGGGAATGACCGTTCCGGCGCCGGAAGAGAGTTCGTTCGTATCGGCCGTTGGTGATTCGAATCCATTAAGTGATGATGAGATGTTAGCAGCTGTGGATGCATGGACAGCTTGGTGTCGCGAAAACAATGTTTACGAAACGCTTAAAAAATTAAAAGAATCAACTTTTGCTCAATCAACTAGTTCTGGTACCAAAGAGCATGAACTATGGTGGGCTGTAACAAAAGCATCTGATATGGTTTATGCTCCTCAGGCTCAGGATGTAAGTGACATATTAGATCAGTTCGACGCACTACAAGCTCTATATGAAGTCGGTTCAAAAGAAAGAACCATTCTTAATGGATTGAAAGTAATAGTCAATAAATACGAGAAGATTTTGCAACAAGTTAGTGCTGGGCGTACTGCAAATGTATCGTCTGCTTCTGACCAAAATGATGTCAGTCCGAAAGGCTGGGGCAAGACGGTTGAGAAGATGAAGAAACACAAGGAACTTGATAACCCATTTGCTCTTGCATATTGGATGAAGGGTGAAGGATATAAACCTCACCCAAACAAAAATTAACATCGGATCACTTTTTTCTCAGTGATCTGGGAATATCATCATATTTCGTTACAGATTTCAAAGTAAGACCCGACGTAAGACCGCTGACAAGTTCAGCACATAACAGGATTTCACAATGGCTTTAGTACTTCAAAATAACAATGGTAGTCCATTCGGACAGTTCGACATGCTTGATTCACAGCTGTCGTCTATCAAGGGTGGAGAGGTTGCGACCTTTACGGGCGTTACCCCAGTTGCTTACGGCGGAACAGACCTCAGTGCGGCAGACGTACAGGAAGACGGATATGCCGGTACGACCACAAAGGTTCGTCCAGCTATTACGATCACGTTGCCAACAGCGGCCAACAGCGGTCCCTTCTTCCTAACGGACGACGGTATCCTTCACTACGGAACACTCTTCGGAGCAGTCGTTGGTGGAACAGTCGGTCAGCAGTTCAACGTTCCAGGTAGCTATACAGGCGCTATCCTCGGACCAAGCACGGCGCTCGGTTCTGGCAAAGTAACACTATGGGGCAACCCAGGTGTCTACGGTGTCACGCTCGACAACGTTGATACGACCAGCACAACTGGCCTCGTCCCAACGAACAGCACAATCACAACGGGCGCACCGTTGTATGCAACCCCAGCGGGCTTGCTCACACCAAACGTATCGGCTGGTACAGCGAACGGCGCAGCGATCATCGGTCGCTTCCTAACGTTCGAGACAACTGGCTCACTAGTCACGACTCCTAACACGTTGGTGTCTGGATTCGCGTCACCATCGGGACCACTCGGTGGAGCAGCACAGGCCCAGATGTATATGGCCGTGTTTACCTGGAAGGGTAGCTTCTAAGTTTCGTTCTAATAACAGTTGGGAAAGCGGCGACTTTCCCAACTGTTTGTTTTATTCGCCAAAGCTAGGCAACTGGCAAGTATTTCTCATATAGGAACAAACAAATGAATAGTTTATTTTCACCACAGGGAGAGATTAACGCATCGTCTTTGAAAGACGCGATGATGGTTATCTCGAAGTACGCTGCGATTCTCGAAGAGAACCAGCCATCAAATATCGGCCTTGCAGGCCAGGTTGGGATGTCAGAAGACCGCCGTGACGACTTGATCTCACGCGCAATCCTAACCCAGGACGGAAAAGTAGCTTTGGCGCAGGCCATGGCGAACCCAATTCGTCGTAACTTGGACTACCATGGAATTGCCCGTCGTGCGCTAGTGGTTGACCCACTTCCACAGGGAGCAATGCCAACATACGATCGCGATATTGATGTCGCGGCCGTTGTAATCAGCTCAAACGGTTCAGGACCAGAGTCGCGTATCTTCGGAGACCGCGTCGTTGTTCCAGAGTTCGAGCTTTTCGCGAACCCAACGGTTCGTATTGCTGAAGTGAAGCGTCGTCGTTTCAATGTTATCGACCGTGCTGTTCAGAAGGCACGTCAGGAGATTATGGCTCAGGAAGACGCCAACATCTTCGCGGCACTCGATAACGCGAGCCAGGGTGAGAACACGCTACAGGACATTACCGATGCCGGTATGTTGAAGCGCGACTTGCTTGAGTTGAAGGCGCAGATCGATCGTTGGGACTTGGTCACAACGAAGTACTTCATGAACATTAACGAGTTCACAGATATCCTCAAGTGGGGTAGCGGCGGTGGACAGGGCGTAGGCGGTGGCGAGGTTGATCCAGTCACACAGCGCGAGATTCTCCAGACGGGTCTCTACGCTCACTTGTGGGGAGCTGACATCATGGTCAGCAAGATCGTTCCACCAGGAACGGTTTACGCGGCAGCGGATCCAGAGTTCGTAGGCGTTATGCCAGTTCGTCAGGACATCGAGGTTCTCCCAGCGGACGAGCCAAAGCAGTTGAAGCTAGGATGGGTTGTGAGCGAGATCATCGGTCTCGGTATCGTGAACCCACGCGGAGTCTCGGCAGGACGCAAGTCTGTTCTACCAGGAGTCTAATCTAGACTAGGATACTGACCTTAATCGGTCGAGCCCAGCTCCTTAGGGCGTCATGAATAAGGGCAGTGAGAGGGCGTCGAAGTAATTCGATGCCCTTTCTGTTTTGCTACGCTGCCCGTTCATAATCTTGCATAACTGATATAGGAAACCGATGAATAAGCACTTTTTACAGGTTTATGAGATTGTTTGTAAAGTTGATGCATCTCACGAAAGACACGCTGATGCGATGGCGTTACGCAGAAAATATTGGCAGAAATTAGCTCAAAATAGCAACGAAATGGTAAAGCAGGCGTTCGATACTCGGTATATCAATCAAGAAACTGACTACATCGCTCGACGTAACCTGCAAACGTACCATCGTTCGGCACAGTACATTGATAAGGATGCTTCGGAGAAGCTTAAGACATTTATCAAACTGAAAACGGCGGTCGATACGATAAAAGATGACTACTTGGGCGATCCGGACTGGTTCGATAGTTACGCACGAATACTGAGTGCATCTTTGGATCGTACGTTACGTATAGAACAGAAAGATATGGATTTTTTCAAGCCTCAGATGGATTATCTTGAGGAGCTAATGTATTTGCGTTATCGGCTGCGTCCGGAAGATATCAATCGTCTTGGAGAGCCTGAAATAAGGCAAATTCTGCTAGATCGTGATGAAAAACTACTTCACAAATCAATCTACCGCGCATGCAATTTGGGTGGACAGACCAAGACAACAGCCGCATCACCCGGTATGGTGAAGGGACCTGATAATCTGATTGATAAGTTGTTTGGAGATGTGAAAGCTACAAAAGACAACAAAGAAGTTCAACGGTCTGTTACGATCACGATCAATGACAAGTTGGTGGAACCGAATCTGACCAAGGAAAGTTAAGGTCCGTATGGGGATGGATAGTTTTGCTCCGTTTCTTAAAATAAACGGGTGTTTTATAGTGATGAATATTTGTAAGCAAATCGGTAAAACGATTCGCATCTTCAACTATCCTATTCGGTACGGCCACACTCGTGATTTGTTGGCGATACCTGGGGTAGCAGAGGGTGATATTCGTTCTAGTCTTCTAAAAGGTGAGTTGCAACACAAAATTCTGTACGAAGATATTGTTGTCATATGCTCAGACGTCGATTTGCTTCAGTTCAACGAGGCACAGTTGGCATTCTTGCAAGGCGCTGGCATCGTAAATGGTCTTACTATTCCAAGTGGAAATGCAAATTATCTACTTCGTCAGCGTCAGCCATTGATTGGCGCGATCGATGGTGTGAATAGAACATTCAAGGTCCCATCTCCTGATAAATTTCTAGAAGGCACGTACGATAGTAACATATTTCACATCTACGTTACACTGAACGGACAACTACAGGTGCTTGGTACGAATCCGACGAATGGAAACTTCACAATCTCTGAATCGGGAGGCGTTGGATCAGGTTACGACACGGTGAACTTGTATCAAACGCCACTGCCCGGCAGATCAATCCTTGAAGCTTCTTATGTAATTGCAACGATCTAATAATAATGGGCCATTCAGTAAGAAACTTAATTTCACAGTTTTAGCAGAAAAAAAATATGCCATCCATTCGTCTTAGTATGCTTGATCAAGCACTAAATATCGCAGGTTCGCTCGTCCAAGTGTCGAACCTTAACCTTGCCGATGAAGGCAATATGCTCGGTGTGCCGCTTACTGGCCAGGCCGGGTCTACAGCGTCGATCACGACTGTGAGCGGATCGGATGTAACCATTACTGGACTAACTGGTATGACGGTTGCGGACGTAACTAACTGGTTGACTATTTCCGGGGCAGCCTCGGGTAGTAACAACGGTACGTTCTTGATCGATTCGTACATTAGCCCAACATCTGTGACGGTTGTTAACCCGGCAGCAGTTGCGGGTGATGCGAACAACGGAGCGATCAGCTGGATCGAGCGTTATGACTATACATTGCTTGCGGACTTGAACTACGCACGTACCGATCGTGCAAGAATCAAGGGTGTCGGATACGATGCGGCGATCCCGACGTACCAGCAGCCAAATGCAATCGGAACATTCCTTCCGGCTGACCTTTCGCATATTGCGACGAAGACAACCGATGCCGTTGCGTACATTATCAACGCGGCCTATTTCGGAGAGGCTGTGGCGACGGGTAATACTCTCGTAACGGTTAGCTCGGCTGGTAACTTGAAGCACGCTGACAGCGTTAACCGACTGGGTATCCCAGTATTCGACACTGGCCCGTTCGCAGGTGATCCGAATGCTTGTTACGTCCACATCACGGACGGATATAGCTCTGGTGGTGAATTGTCCGTTCTAACCGGACCACACGCTGGGGAGCGTATTTTCGGTTTCACTTTTAATGGTTCGAGCACATCACCAAACTCGGTCGAGGTCCATTTCTACTCATCGCCGTGGAATCTGAACTACGCGCTTAACTATACGCCGTATACATGGGAAGCTGGTCAACCTGACGTTATCAACTTACTCTATGGTTACAACGAGCGTCTTGATGCGATGGATGAGAATGCGTTCCGTGAGGTCCCGGCACTTGGTATCTTGACCGATGCGGCACTGGTCAACGATATCAACAACATTCTTGATACGATCGGGACGATCAGCTCGGATCAGAACCTAAATGGATTGTTGACCAACACTGGATCATATTTTCCGTTCTACAACCTTCCAAACGCAACACCAACTGTCGTCGATGCGTTGAACACGTTGAACACACAGATTGGTAACCGTACGTATACCGGTGGGCTTTTGACATCAGGTCAGACCATTACGGCGTCTCTTCAGGTTTTGGCAAACTCGATTAGTAACTCGACTGTTACACGCACGATTGAAGTATTGTCAGCAAATCTTCCAGCCGGAACTGCACACACGTTGCCTGGTTCGATCAGTTACACATTGGATGGTACCGGAAACGGTCAATATCTATGGGTATACGTTCGTGGAGTTATCCAGCACCCAGGAGCAGCATCAGCATTTGCTGACTATACTGAAACCAACACAACGAGCATTACATTCTACAAAGCGAATAAGAAAGGCGATTACATCGACTATTTCGTCAAGTAACAATTAAGCAGATATAAGGTATGTGATGGATGCTGAAATAACATTCCGTATAGTTGATGCGCCAGCCAGTAGGTGGTGCTCATCTGGGCACCGCGCTCCTGAAACGTTCAAGAGAGTATTGTCTGCTGACGGTTTGGAAGAGCCAACTAAATTCTATGAGGCATCTGGTGACATCCAAGGATGTTATTGTGAGCCATGTGTAATCATTGCAAAATGGATGGCGGATCAGCAGAAACAATTGAAGAGAAAGGCCAGAAAGAATGTCGTACGCTGAAGAGTTACATAAGTTACGTAGACGGATGGTGGATGCGGTATCGGTCGGTGTAGTAGGTGATGATGATAAGGCTGCTGTAGAAGCAATTCTTATTCAGATCATGAATGATGCTGAGAAGAATCGTCAGAATTGTGCTTCTCAGGCTGAGAATTTGCGGAAGCAAGCCGCTACGCTTGATGGGCAAGCTTCGGCTTTCGCATCAACCAACAGTATCGTGTACAACGTGCTGAGTGGGTTCATTCATGCTGCTGAAGTAGAGAGATCCGAAGCACTTCGGATTGCCGAGGAAAACAAGGAGAAAGAAGCATACATCGCTTCTCATCCGGAAACTGCTGGTTCCGAGCCTGCTCCAGAGGCGAAATCTGGCAGTAAGGGAAAGAAAAAGAAGTAATGAATGGCAATTGCGAAATCAGATGTATTAGAAGCAGAAATTGCCGAGGTACCTAGACTAGCCTCTGATGGCTATAGTGTATACTTAGCAGCCGTTCCGCTCATATCTACGACATCTGTTAGTAACATTGTCGTCATTACACTTGTCGATGACCAAGATCTGACTTGGCCATCTGGTGACCATCCGGTTGAATCCGGCGACCGAGTCCAATTCTATGGAACGGGGTCAGCAGATGGCTATTTCACTATTGATGCGGTTCTGAACGGCACAACATTCACAACGGTTGAGCCGATCAACTCATCTACCGGTGGTTTTGTCAATTTTATCTGGCCAGCCGGAGCAGGTCAGGTCGGTTTCGATCCGACTAAGTCAATCAATATTACTAGCACGAATGTTCAAGGTGCGATTAGTGATCTTGATAAGAATCTAATCAATCCGGCTGAACACGAAACGCTCCGTCAACTTATTCACTTTATCGATGAAGGTCCGGCTGACGGGTTTGTGTCCGGAGCGTACAAAGTCATTTCGCCGCCAGGTATCATGTTTCCAACGTCCGTAATTTGGTATGTTGATGATACAATGGCTAAAAAGATAGTAGAACAGGACATTGTGTGGTCAAATATTGTTCCAACAACTATCACTTGGAAGGTATACAATACAGATGGTGTCACGATAGCCCATACTGTAAGCGATAACATTACTTACGAAAACTTTATCTTCGAAACTACTCGAACAAGAAGCATTTCGTAAACCAAGGATACTACAATGTCAGGTCTATCACCAGCCTCAGTTTTATATAGCTCAGATGGTTATGAGCTTGCCGCGATCAATGGCAACTCAATACCAACTGGTAACCGCGGCCTTCTTGTTGAAGGCTCGGATGGAACAGATTCACGTTTCATTACCGTTGATACCTCAGGTCGTGTAGTGCTGGTCGGTGCCGGTACAGCCGGAACTGGTGTTGGAGGCGTGCTTACCATTCAGGGTAACGCTTCCGGTACTCCGGTCCCGGTCAGCGGAACTGTAACGGCAAACAATGCCTCTGTTAGTACGACCGCAACAGCTGCTCCTGGATCAGCAACATACGTTGGTGGTTTAGTTACGACAGCTACCGAGTCAGGTTTGACCAGCGGTGATTTGTATGCACTATCACTAACTACAACTGGATTGCTCCGTATTGACGGATCAAACGTTACACAGCCGGTCAGCGGAATTGTTACTGCGAATGCCGGAACTGGTTCATTCACTGTTGCACAAGCTACTGCTGCAAACTTGAACGCAACAGTTGTTGGAACAACGGCAGCTGGTTCCGGCGCTAGCTCGGGACTGGTAACAATTCAAGGTAACGCTTCCGGAACCCCGGTTCCAGTCAGCGGAACTGTTACGGCAACGAACGCTTCGGTAAGCACGACAGCGACAACGGCTCCTGGTTCGGCGACCTATGTTGGAGGTCTTGTTACAACTGCGGTTGAATCAGGATTGACTAGCGGTGATCTGTATGCGTTGTCATTGACAACGGCAGGATTGCTCCGTGTCGATGGTTCAAACGTAACTCAGCCAGTCAGCGGAACCGTAACGGCAAACGCCGGAACTGGTAACTTCAATAACGCCTCAGTAAGCGCAACGGCAGCTGCGGCACCAGCTTCGATTACGTATGTAGGTGGTTTGGTAACGACTGCTGCTGAATCAGGTCTGACTAACAACGACATCTATTCATTGTCATTGACAACAGGCGGATTGCTTCGTGTAGACGGTGTCTATCCAACCGGTGCAGCACCGGGTGCGGATGCGAATTTGAGTGCAGGTTCGGTAACGACTGCGGCTCCGACCTACACAACGGGTCAGATGAGCGCGTTGTCATTGGATACATCAGGTAACTTGCGTGTATTGGCAGTTCAGTCAACCGCAGCAAACTTGAACGCAACAGTCATCGGTGCCGGTACAGCTGGAACAGCTAACTCGGGTGTCGTCACGATCCAGGGTATCTCTGGCATGACCCCAGTATCGGTCACACAGAACAAGGCAAACACATCAGCTGTCACGACGGTAGCCGGTGCAACATCGACTACGTCGATCTTGGCATCGAACGCCAACCGTCAGTTCGCAGCAATCTACAACAACACAAACAAGAACATGTACGTGTTGCTCGGAACCGGAACTGCATCGTCATCTAACTTTACAACTTTGCTAATGCAGGATGTGTATTGGGAGCTTCCAGTTGATTACACTGGTGCTGTTCAGGCTGCTTGGGCAAACGGTGTAACTGGAAACGCTTTGGTAACAGAACTCACGCCATAATTTAGTAAGTAGGTAAGATGAGTGGTTCTTCACCAGATGTAGTATTGTACGACGCGAGCGGCAACGCCTTGGCAACAACCAACGGCGCTGTCGCTCCTACTTCTGCTATTACGGTAGCAGGATATGATGGAACGGATGCCCGTTTCATCAGCACAAATACCTCTGGACAGCAAGTTATCGTCGGAGCTGGTACAGCAGGTACCGGCTCTGGTGGTGTTTTGACTGTTCAAGGTGCAACTGCCGGTATTGCTTTGCCCGTCAGCGGAACTGTCACAGCTAACGCCGGAACAGGATCATTTACTGTTGTTCAGGCGACAGCAGCAAACTTGAATGCAACCGTGACCGGCACTGTGGCAGCAACCCAATCTGGTACGTGGACGGTGCAGCCAGGTAATACGGCGAACACTACCCCGTGGCTCGCAACAATCAACCAAGGTGGAAACTCGGCCGCTGTCAAGCCCGCTTCTACCGCTGCCGTTGCTACCGACCCTGCACTTGTAGTTTCCATTTCGCCAAACAACTCTCTGAGTACTTCTGCTGCCGATGTTACGGCAACCGGAGCATTGGGAGCGTTGAATGCTGCGATAACATTAACTCATCCTGGTCAGACGACTATCGGTTTGCAACTTGCTGCCGGTACTTTGATTGGAACGTTAGTTGCTGAAACATCATTTGATGGTGGCACAACTTGGAACCCTACCTATTTCAATCCTACAAACGGTGCCATCGCCACAACAATTGTATTTGCATCGGCTAATACGGCGACTGCTGCGACTATTATCGGTGTAGGTGGAGCTGGCGAAACAAGAGTTAGGGTTTCCGCATATACAAGTGGAACGGCTAACGGCACAATACGTGGCTCGCACATAAGTGATCCATCAACGCTAACATCGGCTGCGATCGGTACCGCAACACCACTTTATGCTACTCAGTTTGGTGGTTCAGATGGCACAAATATTCAAACTGTGCGCATCAAGCCAGCATCGACAGCTGCCGTTGCTACTGATCCAGCGCTTGTTGTTACCGTTTCACCAAATTCAAATGCAACGGTTACAGAATCAGATCAGCTTACCAATTCTTCCTACCCAGATCCATCATCAGTAATTGTTGGAACTAGTTCGCCAACGATTGACGCATTTGGAAATCTTCAAACTCGCGGCACCGTTCTAACAGACGAAGGTTCGTTGCGTGATGACTTTACTGGGAGCGCGCTAACTACTGCTCTTACCGGAACGGTTACGTTTACGAACGGGTCTACTGCCGTTACTGGTTCCGGTACTGCGTTCACAACCCAAGTGAATGTAGGTCAGTATATCAAGAAAACGGCGGATTCGGAAACACTTTATGTTCAAGTAAGTTCGATCGAGTCCGATACAGCACTTACGTTAGACAGTAATTACACTGGAACATCGGGTGGAGCGGCCAGCGTAGTTAGTAACTGGCAGACT